ATGTTAACGCCGTTTGGTAAGAAAGTTAGGAAATTACGAATAGACGTCGGTGTCACGCTGAAAAGCATGGCTGATGCTATGGGCGTGACCTCGTCTTACCTCTCAGCAATTGAAACAGGAAAGCGGGCTGTTACTGACCCTGTATTGAAAAGCATCATTAATTATTTCACTAATGAAGGCGTTCATGCTGGGGATGAGTTAGCGAAAGCAGCTCGTGATTCTCAACAATCTGTTGAGATTAATCTTTCGGGTAAGAATCAAAATGCTCGTGAAGTAGCGATGGCATTTGCACGCAACTTTGATGAGTTAAGTGATGATGAGTTTAAACGTCTACGTGAATTGTTAACTAAAAAACAATAAGTAGGAGGCTCTGTTTGAGCGGACAAGATTATCGAGTGCCACCTTTAAGCCGCAGCGCGGTTCGCGGTTTAACTAATAATTTACGCTCGATGCTGAAGATACATGATTTGTATTTTCCTGTGATTGAAATGCTTGAGTTCGCGTTACCGCAGATCTTACCCAACTTTTCGTTTGAAACAGCTTCTGAAAAGGAGATGGGTGGCACTCATGGGCTAACTATGCCTCAGGAATCACTAATTATTCTTCGCGAAGATGTTTATGAAGGTGCCCATGCTGGAAATGGTCGTGACCGTATGACGGTTGCCCATGAAATAGGGCATCTTCTGATGCATAAGAATATTGCTTTTGCTCGCGCTGCTCCAGGAGTTGAAATCAGGGCTTTTGAAAGTAGCGAGTGGCAAGCAAAGTGTTTTAGTGGGGAATTGCTCGTGCCATATAGCCATTCAGCATTGTTGCGGAATATGTCGGTAGAAGAAATTGCTGAAGCATGCGGGGTATCCGCACATGCAGCTGATTATCAAAAGCAGTTGTTAAAAAAGTAAAAACCCTGACGGCGCCAACCATCAGGGTTTAACTAGGCGATGAAACCAAGAGGCATCGTCACCGTGAACTTCTCAATAAGCAGCCCGAACATAACACTTCGGGAGAGTAGGTTCAAGGAAAAAATCTCTCTCGGTAAGGAGGTGTTTATGAATGGGTTTGAAGTCAATTGTTTCAAAAGCGGCTCCGAAAGGGTTTCGCTGGGTCTTCTGTCGTTACCGCAAGGTTCGTGGAAACTCTCAAAAAGTCCTTGATGCACATGAATATGGCTACGAGGCTTGGGCTTTCTTAGTTCGTTGCTAAGAGAGCAAATCACAAAGGCACCTACTGGTGCCTTTTTTATGCTGTCTGAATCTCGCCATGAGGAACTACAACCCAATCGATATGGTTTTGCGTGTAGATCTTGGTTGACTTCGCATCGCTGTGCGCCATTCGTCCTTGTGGGTCGATACCCTGCTGATTGAAGAGATGTGCGGCCAATGCTCTGATTTCGTGAAAGGTTGGTCTTTCGTCCATCGGTAGGTGGTCGCTTAAACCTAGCTTGTCACGCGTGGCTGAAAACGACCGACTTAAATAGTCCGGTGCAACTTGAGTAGGGTGTGAAACCTCTTTGCTGCGTTTAACCTGCCGTTCTGGGATCCTGTGAACGACAAACGGACTGGCCACATTATCTCGGCTATCGTCAATTATCCGTTTCAACTCTTCCCCAATCGGGATTGCAACGTGAGATGCCTCTTTTTTTTGCACTTTCTGCCTGTGGATGTAGAGCGTCCCATAAATACCGTTTTCTGGTTGCGCTAACCATACGCACCCGCAGATACCGTCTTTTGGCTCTCTTATGGAGTAACGGATCCGTGAGACCTCCAATCGCGCGTGTGTTGTCTGCAATGCCAAATCCATTGCGGTCCGTAACCATGGTTCAGCTGCGCGCCTGATAGCTTTAAAGTTATCAAGCGAGAGGCGCTGGCGTTTCTTCTCTTCTGTCCTACGCATTTTTTTACGGGTTGCCGGGTTATCGAACATTAACGATTCATCGACCGCATAGGAAAATAATTTTTTAAGAAAGCTGACTTTCCTGTTTTGTACGTTTGCTGATGCTTCGGCATGGTAGTGGTTTATATAGGCGTTCACATGCTCCAGCTCAATATCGCAAGCTGGTATGCTGATGAAGAATTCTTTCACCCTCAGAGCATCGTTGTTCCAATCGTCAAGTGTATTCTGTGAAGGGCGTTCATTCTCAATCGCCCGCTCCATAATATGATCTACGTGTTCAGCAAATGGTTTTGCTTCCCCAGTTACACCGCCAGATTCACGGACAAGTATTTCTACTGAAGGTACATTTGCAGGTCTCATTCTTAGGTTGTATTCACGGGCTATAGCGATCGCTACAGCCCTGTCTTTACCAATATTCTTTTTTTTCCCAGTTATGAGCGTAAATTTATAAACGCCGCGATCTTTATCGAATATTAGATATTCGGGTAGATGGCGGTATTCTCTTTTTCTTGGCCTGGCTGCCATGGTTAACCCTCACTGATAAGCTGGCGAACCGTATGATTAACCATTGAGTCGACCCCCCATTTTTCAGACTCGCAGACCCAAACAGATCCGTCTACGATTTTGCCTGTGAGGAGTCCGTTTTCAACCCAACGTTTAATGGTTCGATTATCCGGGATCGAGTCTTTGGTAAATTCGCGTTTACCCCACTGACTCGCCTTCATAAGTTTTGCCATGACAGATTCTCCATACAGCCCGGCTGCACCCGGGCTTACAAAATTATAAATTATTGCTGGCTGGCTTAGGTGGGACAGCATAGAGCGGACCTGGAGCAACATCGAAACGACGCCAGCGAATATCACAGGTTCTTTCTTCACCTTCTTTGTACCAAGCTACAACATCTGCTACCGGCTCAGCGTTCCTACTTGCCAGTACCTCATCAATCACCTTCACAGCATCAGCCATTGCGTAGCCGAGATTACCGCCGTCGCTTTGTGCTGCTGCTTTGCTGAGTATTTCGCTTATCTGGTGCAGGCGATCGAGTGATACATGACCGTGCGCCGGGTGGTTGTTAGTTGTCATGGTTAGTCCTTACACTGCTAATTGCAGTTGCATGTCGAACCGGTCACGCTGCTCGCAGTACGCGAGAGAGCCTGGGCTGTTATGCGATTCAATGCGCTCTACCATTAACGCGGCGCGGGTTTCTTTTGAAGCTGGTGCGTAAGCACCAGACCATGCTTTATCGATGCCGATGTTACGGGCGACATTTGTACTATCAGCGCTGGCTAATGGTAACTTTGTAAAAATGAGCGGGTTAAGCATACGCAAGCCGTGCAACTTCGTGACAGGCTGGCTGTGAGCATCAACAACATGGCGAATCAGGTCTTTCATCCGAGCTACGGCCAGATTCGGACGCTTAACGTCATAGTCACCGCATGAACCGATTGCGACTCTGGGATACTCGTTGCAGAGCCTGATAAAACGTTCGTCGCTTTCATTCATGTGCCAGACAGGAACGCCGAAAAATTCCCCATGCGGCCATTCATCAAGAAGCGCCTCGTTCTCTTCCTCTCCGCCGTCGATAACATCCGGGATGATGGCGAAATCAAAGCCAGGATGATTCTTCCAGCGGGCCACAAACTCGTAGTAATCGCTCCAGTCGATTTTGTTTTTGCCAGCTGCTTTCCATGCGGTGAATGCACCGTTGTCCAGCGCGAATGACTGGCAGTATTCAGACGCGAGGTTAATTTGTCCGGAGTGCGCGAAACTTATAAACGCATGGCGTCCTTTCCACGCTTTCATGGCGCACGTATCCGGCGTTATTGGACCGCCGTGATAGTGAATCATGCTCACTCCCCCTTCACGCCAATGCCAGCGGCGCGGATTGCGTCGGCGCATTCTTCCAGTGCAAAGTTATATTTATCAGAAACTAGCCCGTAACCTTTCGGGTACGGCGTCGGCAGCGTCACGGTCCGCGCCTCCAGTTCTGCTATGCGCTTCTCTGCGGCTTCCAGCTCATCCAGCAGCGCCAGAACTGTCAAAGGAGTGACGATGGCAGCGAATCTCTTATTGGCCTCGATGCCTTTCGTGTAACGTTTGATGATGCCAAGCTCATGCGCATCAGTTGCTAATTGGCGCAGCGCCTGTTTGTCGAGTGCCGTCATTGGGCTGCTCCTTGTCTGGCTCTGATCAAGAGCTGGTTAAACATCATGGTAAGGCTGTTACTACACCCAAACGGCATATCGTTAACGCGGTATGTTGGAACTCCCTTGCGAACACCAGACTTCACGATACGGCCTGTACCATAAAGTTGTGATAATGCACCGGCGACCGCGGGTGTCTTTTTGTTCATACCTTTGGCGATTTCACCGCTGGTGGTATTCGGATGAGCCTGGAGATATTCAAATACGGTCATGGCGTTTTACCTTTACGTTCCTGTTCAAGTTGCACCAGAGACTCTTTTAATGCTGCGAACGTAGCCTCCAGTCTGGTGGCGACTTCGCGCATAAGCGGTGCATGCTTTGGTGGCAATTCAGCAACGGAGGCAAAAGCCTCCGCTACGAGCTCTTTTACCTTCATGCGGCGCATTGACGCTGCTCCATCAACTCGTTAAAGCGATTTATGAACATGCCGTATGACTGGCCTGGACGAACTGGGTTGATGATGAATAGATCCGTTGGGACAACTCCTTCGAGGCAAGGCCACACGGAACCTTCGTCAATCTCAAAATCGCGGCGTTCGCTGGCGAGCATCACCAGATCGGCATATTTCACGGTTGGGTGTTGCCCCGTCGGTAGGCCAAATTTCTGGCGTATAGCAGCGTCTACGCGAGCTTCGATCACTTGGTAATCAGGTAGCAGGCGCTTAAGCGGCGAGGGAATATCCTGCAAGTAGGCTTCGGCAGCATCATGAAGCAGTGCTTCTAATGCAAACTCCTGCGGAACGAGGTGGCTGGTTAAAACGCTATGTTGGCCGACGCTGTAAAACTCAGGAAGATGTCCTGCAAAGCGGCAGATGTGAGACAACGCAGTAGCGATATCCTCGATCACGATATCGTCCTGTTGGATATCGAGGTAATTAAAGTGTTTACCGGATAATGTCTGAATGTAGCTCATGGTTTTCTCCATATTGGCGCGCTGCACCGCGCAGATTTTGGTTGCACGAATCCCTCGCCGGGTGGCGATAATTAATGGAATTACGCTTCAATAAATCCCCGCGGCGCCGGGGATTTAATGCAGAGCAATTAGGCTTTAAAGTTACCGATGAAAGTTTCCACTGATTCACCGTCGAACTTGCTGATCAGCAGATCGCGGAATTCATTGGCGATCTCTTCTTCCTGGGCTTCAAGTTGGACGATGCGCAGAACAAAGCAGGGTTCATCGCTGGTCAGCAGGCTGTTACGCAAGCTAAAACGTCGTTCGCCCAGACCTTCATACGGCACACATTTGAATTCAAACGCCACAGGCATTACGTCTTTGCTGCTTGCTTCAACGCTTTGCATCAGGGATTTTTTACCAGCGAAATCACTAGTTTCATGGTCCTGCTGGGTTGCTTGTTGAATGGTGATACGACGCACTGCCTGAGCCGCCAGGGAAATCTGCATCGTATTACCATCGGCATCAAACGCCAGTAGGTAATCACTCCAGTCTTCCAGCCATTCAGCAATTTGCTTTTGCTTCAGACGTTGACCATCGATCTGCAGTAACGCGCGGAACGGGGCGGTTTTCTTCAGGGTGATCGAAGCAACGTTATCGGCGTGACCGGGATTATCCAGGGTGCCGATGTTGAACACTGAACGAGCGGTCATGTTGTCAGCATCAATGAAGCAACGGGCTGGATCGCTGGCGCTGGCGTAACCTTTAGAATAACGTGCGAAATCGTCAATACTGGTTGTTGTCATTGCACCACGGAAGCGGAAACGCTCCAGAGAAAAGCGCTCAAGGCTTTCAACGCTAGTACCATCTGGCAGCAATGCGGTCGGGCAAGCCAGGCCATGAATATCATTCAGGTGGTAGCCAGAAAGGACCAAGTCTTTTACCTGCTGAAAAGTACCGCTGTCTAACTGAGACATAGAAATTCCTTATTAACTGATGATCGAAGTGGTATCAGTGAGTTTGTTGTCGCGGATCACTGAGCCGCTTTAAGCTTTCCATCCACCGCGCCAGTAATCCCGAACAACTGACCCTGATCTTCCTGCAGGATGGTGAGCTTCCCGCCTTTGTTGACCCACATCGGGGTTTCGGTTGTGTCCTCCTCGGAGGCTTTACCACGCGGTGTTGGGGTGCTGTAGTTCAGCTTGTGCTTGATCTTTACGCGCTTCTCTTCAACGGAATTACCCATGCGCTCAAAATCAAAGGTGAGGACTACTTTGCCTTTGTTGCCATTGTTCAGAACGCCAAGCGCGGTGGTATTAAGTGCTGCCGCGATTTTGTTCATGAACACGCCGGCATCCAGTTCGCCAAGAAAATCTGGCACTACGGTCATGCGGTCATTACTCATGGTTTTACCCTCGTTAAGGCGGCTGCCACCGCCGAACTTTCTCCATACACAACGGAAAGAGCACTCCGATCTTCTACCAACGCCCCGTCATAGCTTTTCGGCGCATCCACATGGCGCTTGGGTTTCAGCCTCGTGTGGCGGGAATGCTTTTACCTGTTGTGCCCTGAAAAAGGCTGGCGGTAACCAGACAAAAGGGAAAACTCTGGGCCGCCAGAATAGTGATACAAGGCATTTGTTATCTTCACCAAACGTACCAATGATTACGTTTGATGATTTAAATGTACCTTTAGTTACCTTTGGGGTCAAGCGGGCAATGTACTTTATGTTACCTTTGGGAATGTAAAAAAGCCGAGGCTATGCTCGGCTCTTAATTTTGAAGGGGTTAGATGTTTTGAGTGATTTGTACAACTTTTCCGACAATGCGACAGTTGCCATCAATTTGGATTGGCTTAAATAACGGATTCAGTGGCATTAGGTATGAGTAGGGGCTATCCCAAACTAATTTTTTAACCGTTGCTTCTGATGTCCCATCCAATATAGCAACGACTATTTTCCCATATAGATCATCAAGCTGCCCATAATGGGGCTCGACTATTACAATAGAACCTTCAGGTATAGATGGAAGTCCTTGCGGGTTAGTCATCGACTCCCCGCGGACTACTAACCCAAACGCTTCATCCGATACATTTGCAGTTGTTTGAGTCCAGGAAATCACGTCTGTAAGTCTTGAGCAGGCATAGCTATCCGTCCATAAACCAGCTTGAACTGCCGATATGATCGGTACAGCTACAGGGGGTTTCAAAAAAGGCACGACGCGCGTGTCGTCAATGGCCTCATCACCGCTTCCATAGAGTATCCACTCTGGTGTTGTTGATAGAGCCTGAGCCAACTGGTGAAGGTTCTCACCATCAGGCTTTGTCGTGCCGTTTTCCCATTTTGTAACCGATACACGGCTTACACCAAGCTTTTTAGCCAGTGCTAATTGGGTTATATCCAGCTGGATTCGTCTGGATCTGATGCGGTCTTTCATCTCTGTTTTCATGTAACCAATGTTACACCCTTTGCTTGTAACTGTTGTTTGCTATTTAATGTACCTTTTGTTACCTTTAGTTCATTCATAACACCGGAGGAACTATGTATAAGTCCGAAGTCGTAAAGCATTTTGGCGGTATCTCAAAAACCGCTGTTGCTTTGAATATCTCACACCCTGCCGTATGTCGTTGGGGAAAGGTCATCCCTGAGAAGCAAGCCTTCGTAATAGAGAGAATTACTAATGGGAAACTTAAGTATGACGCATCCCTATATCACAAGGTTACAGGCGTATCTGCTAACCAGTAACCACAGGAAAAAGGAGTAAGCCGTGGGTAACGAACCTATTTGGAAAGTTGAACGTCAGCCAATCTGGCTGGTGGTAGCGATTAAAAAGACGATTACCGATCTGCCTGGTGGCTACGCCGAAGCGGCGGAATGGTTGGGGGTAACAGAGAACGCACTGTTTAACCGCCTCCGCGTAGATGGTGATCAGATCTTCCCTATGGGGTGGGCGATGGTTTTACAGAAAGCAGCCGGTGTTAGCTACATAGCTGATGCATTTTCTCGTCAAACAGATAACGGGATCCACATTCCAGGCGCGGCACCAGAAACAGAGAATGAAGAGATTGGCTTAAAGCTGGCTGAGCTGGTGGGCAGGCTTGGGGATTTGGTCAACGCATACCGTCGATATATCGATGATGGTGTGGTTGATAAAGGGGAGTGGGACAGTCTGAACGAAATCGCCTACCAGTTCCGGGTAACGCTTATGACGTTTCTGAACCTGATTTCACGAGTTTATTGCCTTCCAGAAATGAGTGACGCCCGCGAGTGTGCAGCTCCGGGCGCCTTGGCGAACAACTCTTCGAGTATGGAGAAATAATCCGCATGAGCAGTTTAACGGCTTTTAACCGTCTACCGCAACTCAGGATGATCCCGGTTTCGGGTACTCCGTTGTTTCGGTATGAACGCAGATTATCAAACCGCTGGATTCCGTGTAACCACAGTAGGGCGGTTTCAATTGTGGGGGTCTACAACCGGAGGGCAAAACGCCAGTGCGCGAACTTAACCGAAGGTTCAAAGACCACCGCGGAGTGCAAGTCCGTGTTATCCGCTGGGAGCCAGAAACACAGCGCGTTATCTATCTGCGTGATGGCTACCCACACGAATGCTTCAGCCCACTTGAGCATTTCAGGCAAAAGTTCAGGGAGATAACGGACGATCATGAGCACTAAATTAACCGGCTACGTATGGGATGGTTGCGCGGCGTCGGGCATGAAGTTGTCTAGTGTCGCGATCATGGCTCGCCTTGCTGATTTCAGCAGCGATGAGGGGGTGTGCTGGCCATCCATTGAAACTATTGCTCGCCAGCTTGGCGCAGGGCCGAGCACTATCAGAACGGCAATCGCAAAGCTTGAAAAAGATGGCTGGCTCACGCGTACACAGCGCCGTAATGGTAACCGTAATGCTTCGAACGTTTACCGCCTGAATGTGGCGAAACTTCAGGCTGCCGCATTTTCTCAACTGTCAGATTCTGACACGTCAAAATCTGACGCATCAAATTTTGACGCCTCAAAAGCTGACCCGTCGAAATCTGGCAAAAATGGCGGTTTTGACCCGTCAGAATCTGGCGGGGATCCGTCAGTAAAATCAAAACAAGATCCACAAGTAACTTCAAAACCCTCTTGTCCGGTTGCGGTGCAACCAGACCCTGAAGTCATGATTACTGACCAGGCGATTTTGGTTTTGTCTCATTTGAACCAGATCAGCGGATCCCGGTATCAGAAATCAAAAACATCCCTGGAGAACATCCGTGCCCGACTGCGTGAGGGATACAGCGTTGCAGACCTGCAACTTGTTATCGACCTGAAGCATGAGCACTGGCACGAGAACGACGAGCAGTACCAGTACATGCGCCCGGAAACGCTGTTCGGCCCGAAGAAATTCGAGAGCTATCTGCAAAGCGCCACCCGCTGGGATCAGAAGGGACGGCCTAAACGTGCTGACTGGGGAGCGAAAAAGCGCGATGTGATGGCTTTTGGTCCGGTTGAAACAACGATTCCAGAGGGGTTCAGAGGATGACGTTAAACAAATATTGCCAGGCGCTGGTGGCACTACGTAGCCAACCAGCCCACGAATTGAAAGAAGTTGGCGATCAGTGGCGGACACCGGACCTGCTTTTTTGGGGCATTAATGCGATGTTCGGCCCGCTGACGCTGGATCTCTTTGCTGATGACGATAACGCTAAGTGCCCTGTGTGGTACACCGCCGAAGATAACGCGCTGGTACAAGATTGGGCGGAAATGCTGGAATCAATCGGCGGGGCCGCATTCGGTAATCCACCATATAGCCGTTCGCAGTACCACGAGAAACAGGCGATAACCGGCATGACCCACATCATGGATCGCACAATGGAAATGCGTGAAAAGAGTGGGCGTTACGTGTTCCTCATTAAAGCGGCGACAAGTGAAACATGGTGGCCGGAAGATGCCGATCACATCATGTTTATCCGCGGTCGTATTGGCTTCGATCTCCCTGTGTGGTTTGTTCCTGCTGATGATAAGCAGAAGCCCACTGGTGCTTTCTTTGCTGGTGCTATTGCAATCTTTGATAAGTCATGGCGCGGAGAGCGTTTCAGCTACATCAGCCGTACTGAACTGGAAGAAAAAGGGCGGGCGTTTATGGCTTTGGCTCAATTCGCCGTTGGTAAAGAGCAAACAATTGCAATGCAGGCAGCTAAGGAACCAGCAGCAACACCGGAAACTGAGTCACGAATCTGGCCTCTCGAGGTTGGTCTGGTGTTTAACCAGGTGGAAGGCGTTGATGTATTGAGCGAGGCCCAGCAGAACAAACTGAAAGCCAACATCAATCAACTCTGGCTGGAACGAACGGCCACCAGCGAAATTATCACAATTGCGCGTGGTCTTGTTGGCAGCATGCAGGGGGTAACCCATGCGTGAGATTATCGTTGATAACTTTGCTGGTGGCGGTGGCGCATCAACGGGTATTGAACTGGCGATCGGGCGCAGCGTGGATATTGCGATCAACCACGACGAAAATGCCATTGCGATGCACAAGACGAACCACCCTGACACACTGCATTACTGTGAATCCGTATTTGACGTGGATCCGGTAGCCGCCACCGGCGGCAATCCTGTTGGCCTGGCATGGTTTAGCCCGGACTGCCGACACTTCTCAAAGGCCAAAGGCGCAAAGCCTGTGAAAAAAGAGATACGCGGTCTGGCCTGGATTGTTCTGCGTTGGGCACTGGCGAAGCGACCGCGTGTGATGATGCTGGAGAACGTGGAAGAGTTCAAAACGTGGGGACCGTTAATTGACATCCCGTCTAAACCTGATTTATCGGAAGCCCTTATGGGGGATTTTATTGGCCCGGTTGACCCTGGCAGTAGTCGCCCAGACCCTGCTCGCACTGGCGAAACATTCAATGCTTTTGTCGGTATGCTGTCCACTGGCTTTCCTGCCGATCACCCGGCACTGGCAGAGGTTTGCGAATTTCTTGCTATTGATCCTGGCAGCCCGCAGGCCAAACAGCTGGTGGAAGGGCTTGGATATGATGTTGATTATCGCGAACTGCGCGCGTGTGATTACGGCGCGCCGACGATCCGCAAACGCTTCTTCATGGTTATGCGCTGCGATGGTTGCCCTATTCAGTGGCCTGTTGTAACCCATGGGGATCCTAAGTCTCTGGAGGTGCAGAGCGGCAGGCTGATGCCATGGCGTACCGCGGCGGAATGTATCGACTGGAATGTTCCAGCCCTTTCCATCTTCGACCGCAAAAAACCGCTGGCGGAGAACACGTTGAAGCGGATCGCGCGCGGCATACAGCGCTTTGTTATCGAAAGTGCGTCGCCGTTTATCGTTAAGTGCAACCACACTACGACCAAAGGAAAATACGACTGTTTCCGTGGGCAGGAGTTGAGTGAGCCGCTGCAGACCATTACGAAAACTCATGGCTACGCGTTAGCAGTTCCACACCTGACAAAATTCCGCACTGGCGCAACCGGGCAGCCCGTTACCGAACCTGTCCCGACGGTAACCGCTGGCACGTCAAAACGCCCGGGTGGGAATGGGCATGCACTCGGGATAGTTGAGGCTGCATTGACACCATTCCTGGCGGGTAATGGTGGGAGTGAATACCAGGCTAAACCGCGCCCGCTTGATAAACCTGCTCACACCATTCTGAAGCAATCCCGCGCCTGTCTTGTTGCGCCAGTGATAGCCCGCCAGTTCGGGGCCAGCGTCGGCCACCGGGCAGACGAACCGAGCGCCACAATTACAGCTGGTGGTGGCGGTAAATCACAATTGGTGGGCGCGTTCCTGGCGAAACACTACGGAGGTAACTATACGGGGCCGGGTGTCAGTATGGATGAACCAGCGCACTCAGTGACCACCGTTGACCATCATGCGGTAGTTGCCTCTCATCTGGTGAAACTGCGTGGAACATGCCGCGACGGGCAACGCCTTGATGTGCCAATGCCAACAATCACTGCTGGCGGCCAGCACGTGGGTGAGGTACGCACATTTCTCGAGACGTATTGCGGGGAAAGTGACGATGAATGGCTGGTAACGATCGATGGGGTTAAATACCAGATCGTTGATATCGGAATGCGCATGTTGCAGCCGCATGAACTCTACAAAGCGCAGGGCTTCCCGGATGGTTACGTTATTGATCAGGACTACCGTGGAAATCGCTATGCAAAAGATAAGCAGGTAGCCCGCTGCGGTAATGCGGTACCTCCACCATTCGCTAGGGCGCTGGTGGAGGCAAATCTTCCGGAACTGTGTGCAGTGCAACAGCAGGAGGTGGCATGAAACTTGTGCTCCCGTTCCCTCCGAGCGTGAACACTTACTGGCGCGCCCCTAACAAGGGGCCGCTGGCCGGTCGTCACCTCATTAGCGCTGATGGTCGTAAATACCAGAGCGCTGCCTGCGTGGCGATCATTGAGCAATTACGACGTCTCCCAAAGCCATCGACTGAACTGGCAGCGGTAGAAATCACTCTGTACCCGCCGGATTCGCGCCGCCGGGATATCGATAATTACAACAAAGCCCTGTTTGACGCGCTGACGCATGCTGGTGTCTGGGAAGACGACAGCCAGATTAAGCGCATGCTGGTGGAATGGGGACCCGTTGTGCCGAAAGGTCGGGTAGAGATAACGATCAGCAGATATGAACCGGCGGGTGCAGCCGCCTGATATGGAGAAAAGTATGAGCCAGTTAATCGTGAATGGTGTAGTAACAATGTCCAGCCGTGATATTGCGGATCTGGTTCAAAGTAAACACAGTGACGTGAAACGCTCGGCTGAGCGTCTTGTTGCTGCGGGAATTTTAACCGCGCCGTTGGCGCAGTTCGATTTTGAGCATAACGGTAATGTGTACCAGGAGTATCGTTTTAACAAACGCGACTCTCTGGTGATTGTTGCCAGATTGTCTCCTGAATTTACCGCCGCGGTCGTCGATCGCTGGCAGGAACTGGAAGAAGGGCAGAGTGTCAGTGTTCCCCGCTCATTGCCGGAAGCGCTTCGCCTGGCTGCTGATTTAGCCGAGCAGAAAGAGCAACTGACCATCCAGCTGGCAGCCGCGGCGCCAAAAGTGGAGTTTGTTGATCGTTATTGCTCTGCAAAAGGCTCCATGTCATTCCGGCAGGTAGCCAAATTGCTCAACGCAAAAGAAACTGAGTTTCGTCTGTTCCTTATCGAACGCAATATCCTGTATCGCCTCGGCGGCACACTTACCCCCATGGCGCAGCACATTTCCGCGGGAAGATTTGAAGTTAAGACCGGAACATCGAGCACATCCAATCACGCATTCAGCCAGACGCGTTTCACTGCCAAGGGCGTACGCTGGATTGGTGGTTTGTGGGCTGAACATATTGCGGGGGGGCAGGCGGCGTGAGGGCTTTGTTAACTCCTGAAGTAGCCCATCGTATGGGGATTGTGTTGTTTCGGCCCGGTGCGGAACTGATGCATCTCTTCATGCGCGGTCGCGTTCTGCTCGAGCCTGAACCAGAAGAAATGGCGTCATTCAGTAGCGGGGCTGTTCCGGCAGCCATTCAGCCGCTGGCTGATAATCCTGTAATGCGGCAGGTATTCGAGAATGAACGGGTTATTCAGCGTGCCGGCGGGCTTCCTTCCCTTGAGCAGTGGCTGAGTTCTCGGTTTGAATGCCAGTGGCCCCATTCATCGTGGCACGACAAGAACTTCACAACAATGCGGCACCCACCAGGAAGTATTCGCCTGTGCTGGCATTGCGATCACACTTTGTCGGGGCAGCATACCGAACAGCTTGCAGGTATAGCGGCCGGAAACCTGGTATCCTGGATTCTGGAAGTCATTCGGCGTGATTCTGGTTTTCCCGAGTCTCATATCCTGACGCTTCCGGAACTGTGCTGGTGGATGGTCAGAAACGACCTGGCTGATGTTATTCCGGAAAGCGTTGCGCACAAAGGGCTGCGCCTTCCGGATGAGAAGATCCGCTCTGTCATGAGGGAAAGCGACATAGTGCCTTCCTCGTCAGCAACCAGACTCGTGCAGGAGAAGGCGAAGAAGATCCTCACGCTCTCTGTTGATCCTGAGTCGCCAGAGTCTTTTATGCTCAGGCCAAAACGTCGCCGCTGGATAAATGAGACGTACACCCGCTGGGTTAAAACACAACCCTGTGAGTGTTGCCGACGGCCAGCAGATGATCCGCACCATATCGTAGGGCACGGTATGGGTGGTACAGCAACAAAAGCCCATGACCTCTTCGTGATCCCTCTGTGCAGAGAGTGCCACGACGAGTTACACGCCGATGTACCGGCATTCGAGCAGAAGCATGGTACGCAGCTTGAGTTGCTACTGCGTTTTATGGATCGGGCGCTGGCGATCGGCGTACTTGCGAAAGCTTAAGTGTATGGAGCGCAAAGAAGCATGAATCAACAAGACCTGAATTTTGTAAGAATAGAATTGCGCCGCGCGCTACCTGACCTCTCTGGGGGAACAAAAGGGCAGCTTGAGGCTTTCAGTGAACACCCACCAGCAGACAAAAATGCCACCCCGCGCCGTGGAATTCATCTCGTCGAACTTGAAGGAGAGAAGGGGCCACGCTTTGTTAACTCGCTTTCCGCGCCACTGTATGTGCTGGAAACTCGCAGCCGCCGCAGGCCAATGCCGCCGATAAAAGATGCGGAATTTGAGTCCGCGCCGTGGCGTAGGGCAGTGTCCGCGCTTAGTGGATACCAGCAGGCCTGGTTGCGGTACTGCTACGGTTTTGACCTTAGCTATAAGCACCAGGTGATGATGTGTGAATACGTCTGGAAAACTTATCAGAAATGCCTGGGTGAAAACTCGCTTCAGGAGCGCGTAGTAAAGAAACTGATAGGTCTGGTATGGCTGGCAGGGCAGGAAATTGCTGCAACCAGAAATAATGAAACCTATAAAGACTATGCTGGTGCAGCGTTGGCCCGCATGGTTAGCGTTGACCGTTCGACATGGTTGCGTGTCTATTCAGGGCACTGGGCTGGGTTAAAGGCCGCTTTTACGCAGCTTGATGAATCTGCGTTGGCCATGGCTCTTGAATACTATGAGGAAGAAGACGCCCTCAAAGTGGCGGAAATGTGAAGTAAATTTCACTATCTCCTTCAAACGCGCTTGCAAAATGCAACAAAATAAGCCATATTTAAAGCATATTTGATATGTTGCCAAATTTTTATAAACCCGCCGATGAGCGGGTTTTTTTATGGCAAATCAGCCATGCACGGCGCATAAAGGCGCTGGCGGTCGCAGAATGGAATTCTTCTCTTGCTGGTATCACCAACCAGAGTTATCTGTATGTCACGCAACTAATTTTAGGTAAAAGACATGCTAAATCAGGAAGATATGACAGAAACGGCAAAGGCAGTTTTCAATGAATTAAGCGATAAACCAGCAACGGCTGGGGAGATTGCACTGAATACCCACCTCAGCCGCGAACGTTGCCAGCTCATACTTACGCAGTTGGTGATGGCAGGGTTATCTGATTACCAGTTCGGATGTTATAAACGCCTCCAGTAATGGGGGCTTTCTGCTGTGGAAATGGGCGGCTGGTGGGTGTTAGCGCACCCGGCCAGCCATCAGCTCATGCTTTCAGGTCACAAGCTAACCAAGGCCCACTGCTTTAGCGCAAAAGCAACGTGAGCCTATCAGAGTTACGCTTACTGATCTATGAAAAATACTGTAAAAATAAACAGTGTTGAATTAATCAACGCTGATAGCCTGCATTACGTCGCCACCCTCCCGGATAACTCTATTGATCTGATAGTTACGGATCCGCCGTACTTCAAAGTGAAGCCCAACGGCTGGGACAACCAATGGAAGGGGGACGAGGACTACTTACGCTGGCTTGATAGCTGTCTGGCTGAGTATGCTCGCGTTCTTAAACCTGCTGGCAGCATCTACCTGTTTTGCGGTCACCGACTGGCTTCAGACATAGAGATTATGATGCGTGCCCGGTTTAACGTTTTGAATCACATAATTTGGGCAAAACCATCGGGCCGCTGGAATGGATGTAACAAAGAAAGCCTGCGCGCGTACTTTCCATCTACGGAACGGATTTTGTTTGCTGAGCACTATCTTGGGCCGTACACAGGTAAAGAGGATGTTTACGAAAGGAAAAGCACAGAGCTAAAGCAGCACATTATGACTCCGCTGATTGATTACTTCCGTAATGCCCGTGAATCACTGGGTGTCAGCTCGAAAGAAATAGCTGAGGCAACCGGAAAGAAAAACATGGCGTCACACTGGTTTGGTGCAAGCCAATGGCAACTACCAAATGAAGTGGACTATCGAAAATTGCAGGAACTGTTCACACGGATCGCCATCGATAAACATATTCAGCAAAAGCTTGAACATCCTCACCACCAGCTGGTGGCGACCTATCAGTCATTAAACCGCAAGTATTCAGAATTGCTGGAGGAATACAAAACCCTCCGGCGCTGCTTCTCTGTTTCTGCTCTTGTTCCGTATACCGACGTATGGACGCATAAGCCTGTTCAGTTTTATCTAGGTAAACACCCATGTGAAAAACCTGCCGACATGCTGAAGCAGATCATTAGCGCCAGCAGCAGACCGGGGGATATTGTTGCGGATTTCTTTATGGGCTCTGGATCAACTGTGAAAGCTGCAATAGAACTTTGCCGTCGGGCGATCGGCGTAGAACTGGAAGCAGATCGTTTCAACCAGACGGTAGATGAGATAAGGGCAATAGTTGAAGGAAAGAAAACCCCGGTTAACCGGGGTTAATAGTTTATTGCTTGAGTTCGTGGCGCGCAGCTTCAGCGATGAAATGGCTGCGGTCACGGTAAGCCCCGCTTGATTTAACGGCATTGTCGATACGTTTGATCAGCGTGTCAGGCAGAGAAATATTAATACGCTGTGGCTTACCCTCGAATTCTGATAAATCAACATCAACCATAACCCAGCTGTCAAAGTCCTTATATTCTGGATTAACGGAATAAACCAGATAGCCGGCATCCTTGATATCTTCGACAGCAACATTATTGTTCTGAACCAGGTCTTCGACAACCATCAGGATAGCTTCTTTCACCATCGGGGCAATCTGGTCCTGAGTATCAGCAGCGGAGAAACATCCGTAATCGTAAGCTGAAAACGCGGGAACGATCATACCGTAGGCGGTGTTTTCATCTTTTGGCGTCTCGACGCCCACTGAGAAGAACATATCAACCTCCAGAGAGGGCGGGGATTAGATCCCCGCCAGTTTTTTAATGGATTTGACAGTGCCGAGAGGTAAATCCTTTTTGGGATGCGGAACCGGAAAAGTTTTTCCGGTTATCGGTGACCACCATATCTGGTGGCTTCCTCCGTTATGCCTTTTGAGTTCACATCCGGCAGCAGTCAATTCCTTTATCAGGTCAGTCGATTTCATTTTTCCTCCTGGCCTGAAAACTATTATACACACTAATACACACGATGCAATGTTTTGTGTGTATTAGTGCGTAAGTAATGGCGTGTTAGAACCCAGATTTTCAGGCACCAGGATTCAAATCTACTTTTACCTATCCAAAAGAGCTTGGTTGCCTGATTCCTTTCAATTAAATACAGCGCCATCCGAACCATCGGAGGTGAGGCTATGACCAGAATGAGCACCATTTACAGCAGACTTTCATATGGAACAGGCACCACGCTGACCGGCTGCGGTGTATCAGCGAAGGCATACGCCGAAACAGCTAAAACAGCAAAAGAGGTGTCCTGGATGTTGGCCGACAGAATTGCAGGGTTAAGCCTGAGTGACTGGGCAATTATTGTCGGTATCGCATGCACCGTTATTACCTGTGCAGTGAACTGGTATTTCCGCTGGAAAGAACGGGAGGATCGGCGCAATGGCTATGCCACCAAAGCTGAGGAATAAACTGAGCGCAGCGGTCGTTGGTTTGATTCTTGCCGGTGCGTCTGCGCCCGTTATTCTTGATCAG